AGGCCGAAACCGCGGCGATGCTGGAGGGGCTGCCCGATCCTGGGGACGCACACCGTCGGGCAAGTATTCGCCGCGCCTACTCGTCGGCCGTGCTCCAGGTGATGCAGGGCTTCATGACGCTGGACATCGCGCTCACCGTCGAGGTGCTCGATCGGAACGACTGGAGCGACTTTCAGCACTTTGCAGCGGCGTTACGGGCGCGGATCGATGCCTGGGAAGGCGCGATGCAGCAGGGCTTACGTGTGGTTGGAGGGTGAATCCATGCCAGGTGCGCAGCGGCCGCGAAAGACGATTACCCAGCTGAGCGTGGAGGACCAGTCTGAGCTCAATGTCCTGGTGGACAACGCGCTGAAGGCCGGTCACGGCAGGGTTGGGGCCACCGTCTATCCCGACCTGGAGAAGACGGCCGCGCTCGCGGCGGGTGGGGAGTGGGCCGAGCGCACCATGAAGACGCTCCTCATCGAGCGCCTTGACATCTGGGGCAAGGAGCGGGCCCGTGAACAGGGCTCGCTCGTGAACCTTGGGGGCCGTAGCGCCTTCATCTCCGACGTACGGTCGCATCGCGTGCGCGTCTACGAGCGGGATGGCGTCGTCTTCGCTTGGCAGCCTGAGATCTGGTGGGCCGTGGATTGGGATGTGCTGGCGACGATCATTCAGGCAGCGGTCGCTCAGCGCAACGTCGCGGACGAGAAGATCGCCGGCATGCGGCGCGGACTGGCGCTCAAGGATCGGGTGAAGCACGCCAAGAACGTGGCCGAGGCGTGCGCAGTGCTCGGCCTGTCGGTCGAGGAGTTCCTGGCATCACCGCCGAAGGCGGTCGGGCAGTAGCCGTGACCTTCCTCGACACGCCGCTACGCCAGACCGAGGCGTCCTTCCAGAAGCAGGTCGTCGAGGTGGCCGAGATGCTCGGGTGGCGGGTGCGCCACGACCGAGCGACGAACGCTCCGCGGCGCTGCGCCACCTGCGGGGCCGAGCGGCGACTGCCACGCAACGATGCGGGCTACCCGGATCTCTTGCTCATACGCCGGCCCAGAATCCTGTGGCTCGAGCTGAAGTCGGATCGCGGGACCGTGACCCAGGCGCAGCGCGCCATGCTCGAGGACCTCCGCGCCTGCGGCCAGGAGGCGTACGTGATCCGTCCGCGGCAGTGGGAATCCCTCGTGAAGCTGCTGAGGTGACCGCGATGCAGAGCCGGCGACTCCGAGCCGTCCCTGACCCCGAGGCTGCGGCGTTCGGCGCGTTGCTCTGCCGGCTGCGGACGGCGACGCTGGTCACGGTCGCGCGGGAGCGGGAGCGGAGGCAGGGCGGCATCGCTCGCTGGACGACGCAGACGACGATGTCCCAGAACGAGCTGGCGCGCAGGGCTGGGCTCGACCCTGCGCTCATCAACCGCCTGGAGGCGGGCACACGTCTGCCAGGCAGAGCGACGGTCGAGAAGCTCGCCGACGCGCTCGAGCTCGACGCCGACGACGCAACGCTGCTCCTGATCGCGGCCGGCTACTGGCCGTGGCACGCGCTCGACGAGGACACAGCTATGCTGGTGGCGCAGACAGCAGTCGCCGTCATCGCTGGCGACTACCGACGCCTGGAGGACCGATCGTGAGCCGACTGGACCGCATGTTCGCGGACGCCAGGGCTGCAGCGCTGCGCAAGCCCGTAGTCAGGGCGAACCAGGAGAGCCTCCCGAAGATCGAGCTCCCTGGTGGCGTCGCGCTGGCGCTCTCGGTCAACCGTTGAAGCGACGCCATGCGGGGCTCCCCCGTATGGCTGGCGAGCGTGTCTCGCCGATCGCCGATCGTGAGAAACAAGTCGATCTCGACGCAGCTCTGGGAACGAAAGACCCGTGACGATATGGAAGCGAACCTCCTACGGCTCCTGGGTCCGGCCGGGAATCCGGCGCGAGAGCGCCTGTTCCGGATGAACGTCACCATGTGCTTGCACCGCGCGCTGACGGTTGCCGAGGTTCAGGCGCTGCCCGCGTACTTCCATGTCGGCGAGCCCGTCGACCTGGCTGGCGGCCCGATCGAAGTCCTGCGGGAGACCGAGGAAGGCTGGGAGACGACGAAGCCGTGCCACAACCCGATCCGCCAGGCGCTCGATCCACGTGATCCGCTGCTCTGGATTCCGGTCGACTGCGGTGACTGTCCGCCGTGCCAGGCTCGCAGCGCGTTGCGAGACGAGCGCGTTCGGGTGTCGGGAGCAGCGCCGATCTTCCTGGCCGATGGGCTCAGCGCCGCGGGCATTGCACGATGATCACGGGCGACACGCTGGTCTATCTCGATCCGGACGGCCATCACTACGTCGCGCGTCTCGGCAAGCAGTGGTGGCGCTGGCCCGCCGAGCGCCACGGCTGGCAGCAGCGCGTGCGCTGCACGGAGGCGATCGCGGACGACTGCGAGGAGCTGCCGCCGCGGCTGGCGACGCTGGCGCTCAGGCTGAGCGGAGTGGAGTGATGCCTGATTCGCTCGTGCTGACCATTGCGCTCGGCCTGGCGGCGTCGGCGGCGGCGCTCGGGCTCGCCGAGTGGGTCGCGGTCGCCCGCGCCCGGCGTCAGCGGCGCATCGCCGACGCCGTACTCCGCTGGTACCTGGACGACCTGGCGAGGGAGAGACATGGCCGACATTGAGCGGGTGAACATCCTGCAGCTTCTGGAGGCCGAGCGCGACGATGCCCGGCGCTGGGCCGTCCGGCTCGAGGGCGAGCTGGCGGCAGCTCAGGAGCGCGGGACCGAGGATCTGGCTCGAGAGCACGCACGCTGGCGTGCCGCCGATGCTCGAGCCGTCGATGCCGAGCAGCAGCGTGACGCCGTGCTCGGACGGCTGGCAACGTCGAACGGCGAGATGGCCGCCTTCCGCCACCAGCGCGACCAGGCCCGCCGTGAGCGCGACGAGGCGAGAGCGGCGCTCCAGGCACGCCAGGTGGTCCCACCTGATGCGCACGAAATGGGCTGAAGTGGTACCATCGCGAGCAGCGTAGCGCTGGGAGGTGACTTGGAGTCTATCCTGATCCATCTCATTTGGCTCCTGGTCTACGCCCTCATCATTGCCGTTGTCTGCTGGATTGTGGTGCGGATCCTGGCGACGTTCGCGCCGCCGGCTGCCGCCTACTCCTGGATCATCTGGGCCATTGGCGGCCTGTTGCTCCTGATTCTTGTCGTCCGACTGCTGGGATCGGTGATCCCGTCGCCGCCGTAGGGGGCCATGTGGCAAGGCCGACGAAGTACAGCGCCGAGCGGGCGCAGCAGATCGCCGAGGCCCTGGCCGCGGGGAACACCCGCCTCGCGTCGGCGGCCTCGGCAGGTATTACCCAGCGCACCTTCGAGCGCTGGATGGCACGTTTTGACGGTTTTGTCGAGGCCGTAGAAAAGGCCGAGGCCGAGGCCGAGCTGGCCCACGTCGCCACCATCAAAGCCGCCTCGGAGGGTGGCACCTGGCAAGCCTCAGCCTGGTGGCTCGAGCGCCGACGCTCGGATGACTGGGGCAAGCGGGACCGCGTCGAGATCATCAGTTCGGTCCGCGACCTGGCGCGCCGCGCTGGCCTCTCCGCCGAGGACGAGGCCCTCGCGGTCCAGGAGGCGGAGCAGGTGCTGGCGGAGCTGCGCGGTGGCCGCGGCCGTTAGCGCGGCTGAGGCCGCGATCGTCTTAGCGCGGACCCGCCGCTTCGTCGAGTCGTGCGTCCCCGTGGCACCCCCGACCGCCCCCGCCTGGACGCCGCTGCCAGGCCCCCAGAGTCGCGCGCTTGAGAGCCAGGCTGACGAGCTGTTCTACGGGGGAGCTGCTGGTGGCGGGAAGACCGACCTGCTGCTCGGGTTGGCGCTGACCCAGCACCGCTCGGCGATCATCTTCCGCCGGGAGTTCCGTCAGCTCCGCGGCATCATCGAGCGGTCGCGCCACGTCATCGGCAGACTCGGGCGGTTCAACGGCCAGGAGGCCGTCTGGCGGTTCGACGACGATCGGTTCATTGAGTTCGGGGCCGTCGAGCACGAGTGGGACAAGTCGAAGTACCAGGGCCGGCCGCACGCGGCGAAACTGTTCGATGAGCTTCCGCAGTTCACCGAGTCGCAGTACCGCTTCCTGATCGGCTGGGCCAGGTCTACCGTGCCAGGCGAACGAGTCCGCGTCGTCGCGGCGGGCAACCCGCCGACCTCCGCCGAGGGCGAGTGGGTGATCCGCTACTGGGGACCGTGGCTTGACGAGACCCACGCCCACCCCGCCGAGCCAGGCGAGCTCCGCTGGTACGGCGTCGTCGACGGCCAGGACGTCGAGGTCAAGGACGGCGAGCCCTTCCGCCACAACGGCGAGACGATCTATCCGAAATCGCGGACCTTCCTGCCCGCTCGACTCGCCGACAATCCGTATCTCGAGGCGACGGGGTATGCCGCCACCCTCCAGGGCATGCCCGAGCCGCTGCGGTCGCAGATGCTCTACGGCGACTTCACCATCGGGTTGTCTGCCGACCCGTACCAGCTGCTCGAGCGGCGTTGGCTGCTCGAGGCAGGGACCCGCACCGCGGCCTACCGACCTGACGGAGGCCCCGTCGTGGCCGGGCTCGACGTCGCAGGCCCAGGGGAGGACGAGAGTGTGCTGGTTGTGCGACAGGGGCAGGGCATCCTCGAGGTCTGCGCCTTCGGCGACGCCGACGCCCGAGGCCCCGTGCTGGCAGCGCTGCGTCCATGGCGCCATCGTGGGTTGGTGCGTGTCAACGTCGACACCGCCGGGCTCGGTCACTACCTCGCACGCCACCTCGAGGACGCCGGCCTGCGGGTGCGCGACGTCAACGTGGGGACCTCCCCCACGACCGACGACGCCCGCGAGAAGTACGCGAACCTGAAGGCTGAAGCGTACTGGGCGCTGCGGGAGCGCTTCGCCGACGGCGACGTGTCCGGCCTGACCGACCGCACCATGCTGGCCCAGCTGGCAGGTTTGCGCTACCAGCATGATGCCCGCGGCCGCGTCGTGATCGAGCGCAAGGAGGACGCCCGCAAGCGCGGCGTCAAGAGCCCAGACCGCGCGGAGGCGCTGATGTTAGCGTTCCTCCCAGATGACCCCGCGGCACTGCGGGCGCAGGTCTACGGGCTCAGAACGGGGGCACCGCGTGGCTGAGCGCAGGAACGACCCGAGCCGGCCGCGCGACACCGACCCACTGTCGCTCACGAGTGATCCGACTGGGGGCCAGCTGACCGCACTCTGGAAACACGCGGATGCTCGGTTCCCCCAGTCCAGGAAGTGGATCAGGGACGCCCGCGACATCCTCAACAAGGCCCCGTCGACCCTGCTGGACCAGGGCCCGGCGCCCTTTGCACTGCCGCAACGGATGTTGGCCGTGACGATGACGAACTCGTTGTCGTCGCAGTACGGCGTCCCCGAGCTGACCCGCTACGGCAAGCCCGTGGCAAGTGACAAGTCGGACCAAATCGAGACCGTCCTCAAGGCCACCCTTGAACGGCTGCTCTCGGTCCCCGACCTGTTCGGGAAAGCCACGCAAGACGGGCAGTGGGGGATCGCCGTCCTGCCAGCGGGCGCCGAGTGGGACCACATCCCCGTCTACTCCCCCGAGGGGTACAGCCTCGACAGCGAGGATCGGACACCCGACGACGACGGGTACACGGGGCGCGACCCTGCCCGCTCGCGTCGGGCGTACGACAAGGACTACGAGGCCTACTGCGCGCGCTGCGACTACGTGGCCGTCGACCTGATCGACCCGACCGACTGCGCCCCGATCCTGACCCGCGGGACCCACGGCCGCCGCTTCGCCTGCCGCGGCCTGCTGGTGCGCAGGCTGTTCGAGCGCGAGGAGCTGCTCGACCAGGGCTATTCCTCGCCCGCGCTCGCCTCCGAGAAGGCCACGCTGATCCCGAGAGGCGACCGCGGGACGTTCCGCGGCAAGGGTGGCAAGCTGTACCTCTACACGGCGTACGTCAGTCTCTGGGACGACGACGACGAGTGCCTGGTGCCCTGCGTCGTCTACAGCGTCGCGGGCGAGGACACCCGCCGCTACAGTCCGCGCACGGGGTCCCACACGGCCGCCTTGATCAACCTTAAGGAGGAGTGGGGCATCACCACCCCGATGTGGGGCTACTACCACGGGTTGCGCACGGCCGACCCCGACCCCGACAAGGTCGGCCTGCCGTTCATGAACGCCTACGCGGGGCTGGTGATGGCGCTCGAGCGGATGCTGGCCGCCTCGGTCGCCCACGCCGAGCGCTCATCGTTCAAGGGCTCATGGGTCGAGCCTGCCGAGAACGTGCCACCCGAAGCGTACACCGAGACCGTCGAGAACCAGTTGCGCCTCAAGTCGTTCGACGAACCCGTCTCGGGCGAGCTGATGACGGCCCCAGGCCGCGTGACCCCCGTCGCTCCCCCGCCGCTCGGGACCGCCGCGACCCAGATGATGGCCGCCTTGATGCAACAGCTCCAGGTCACCTCGCCCGACCCCGCCCAGCCCGCGGGCTCTGGGGCCTCGGGCCACGCGATGTCGCTGGCGTCGGGGCTGATCGAGGCCGCGCACAGCGACATTCCGCGCGGGGTCCTGGAGTGTTTCGAGGACGTGGCCTCCTGGGTGCTCGAGTGCCTGTGCGCCGTCATGAAGACGAAGCAGGTCCCCTACGTCATCGACGCCAACGAGGAATTGCCGCCCGACGAGCCAGGCGCCCGCCGCTCCGTGTCCCAGCGCTACGTCTTGACCGAGAAGGACATCGGCGCGTCGTACAAGATCACGGCAACCTGGCGACAGCGGCCGGACCCTGTCAACGTCACGCTCGCGATGGATCGAGCCGTCAAAGGCTTCGCCTCGATCGTCGACGTGCTCGAGGCCGCGGGTGAGACCAACACTACGTACAAGATCGCTGAAATCCTCTACTACAAGGCGGTCATGACCCCAGGCACGCCCGAAAACCTCGAGCTGTCGGCCTACGTCGCCCGCAAGCGCGGTGAGACGAGTCGCGCCGAGCAGCTCGAGCTCGAGGCGAAGCAGCTGCTCGAGCCGCAGGGCACGCCGACCGACGCCATCGCTCCCGAGGCGGCGCAGATGGCCGCCCAGGCGGCGCAGGGCTCGGGCGTCGCGACGGGGGTCAAGTCCTCCATCAGCGCGACGGTCCAGGGCGCCCAGGAGGGCGGCCCGATTACGGCAGATGCCATGCAGGGTGCTGGCATGGGGGTTCGCGCCGCCGTGCCACCGAGCGTCGGCGCGGGGGTGCCGTGATGGCAAAGCCACTGACCACGGGCGGCATTACCCTCACCCAGGTCTACGGATCGGTTGCCGAGGAGCTGAAGCGGCGGATCGGCGACGCCCAGGCCGCGCAAGCGGGGCCGCCCGTCTCCGAGGAGATCGTCCCTGCCACCAACGACCTGGCCGTCGACGCCTGGAACGCCCGCAACCCTGCGGCGACGGACGAGGCGATGCTGGCACTGGCGCAGCAGAAGTACCAGGAGCACATCGCGGCTGGGATGACGCCTGACGTGGCCCAGCGGGCGACCGCCGAGGACCTGACCCACTTCAGGTACGGCCAGCGCTTGAAGCTCTACACCTACGGGCAGACCGACTACAAGGAGCAGGTCGCCGAGGCGAAGCGCCTGGCGA